CTCTCCTTGATAAACAACTGCATTATCTGCCCAGTAGTCAGGATATTCGGAATTGAAAACACCGCTCACATGGGTGCCTGTCAATGTTACCGTCCACCTCTTCTTTTCTGCCATCATCATTCTGCGCCGTAAGGCAAACTGCAAGGGTATCATGCGCTCACAACCTCCTGTACTGCCCATATGCCATTGTAAACGTCAAATTCGTAGGTCTTGCTTGCCTCTATTGCGGGAGCCGCGCCTAAATAGTTCGCCCCGCTGACAAACGACACCGCAACCGAGGCCGCCGTGCTGAATGTGCCGTGCGCCCAGCCGGAAGCGGGCGGGGTAAACACGTATGTACCCACAGGAGAGGATACGTTATATATAGTATTTGCCGTCAGTGCCGCGCCGCTGGCGGGGAGGGAGGAAGCCATAACAGGCGGGGTCAGGTAGTCCGTGTCGCCTACGGCCTGTGCCACTTTGCCGCCCGCGCCCTTGAGCAGGCCGTTAATGCTGGTCGTGGTGTCGGCGGTTATCTCGTTAGGGCCTGCGGGGCCCTGTTCGCCCTGTGCGCCCGTATCGCCTTTCGCTCCCGTGTCGCCCTTTGCCCCCTGCGGGCCTTTGATATCAACGCTTGCGGGGTTATCCAGCCCGCCGTTGTTGCTCCATGAGATAACTCCCTCGGCAGAGACGGCGGGGGTAAAATACGGCCCGGTGTCGCCCTTGGGGCCGTCCGCGCCCTTTGGCCCTTGGATACCCTGCGGGCCTTGCTCACCCGTATCGCCCTTCGCGCCGGGGTCGCCCTTCGCGCCGGGGTCTCCCTTGGGGCCCGTATCGCCTTTAGGGCCAGTGGGGCCTTGTTCACCTTTTGCGCCTTGCAAGGGGCCGTTGTTTACCCACTTGGAATTTACGCCGTCCCAAATATATATATCATACGGTTCGCCCGCGCCCACGCCGTAAGCGTCGCCAGCGGAGGGGTTAGATACTCCGGCTTGTAATGCGGAGAGGGAAGCGTAATAGCCCAACACGGCAAATCCTTCGCCCGTGTCGCCCTTAGCTCCCTGTGCGCCCTGTGGCCCCCGTATATTGACTGTGGCGGGGTTTTCCAGCCCGCCGTCATTACTCCACGATAAATCGCCGTCAGCGGTCACAGAGGGCGTATAGTGCGCTCCTGCGGGGCCTCGTTCGCCCGTGGCTCCCGTATCTCCCTTGGGGCCCGTTTCTCCCTTGTCTCCGGGGTCGCCTTTAGGCCCTTGGATACCCTGTTCACCTTTGGGGCCAGCGGGGCCCGTTTCTCCTGCGGCTCCCGTGTCGCCTTTATCGCCTTTCTTGCCTTCGGGGCCTTGGGGGCCGACGGGGCCGGGAGTGCCGTCCTGCCACGCCGAGCCGCTTGCGGTTCGAGTGAGTACCTGCCCTGGCGTTCCGCCCGCCGGCAATCCCCCTCCGCCGGAACCGCCGCCGCTCTGCGCCGCCTCGTTTATGGCCGCTACAAGGGTATTCTTGTCCGCGGTGGTCAGCTCGTCCATGTTGCCGATTTTTGCAAGGAGTTGTTCGTACTGCGTCAGGGATATATCCGGCAGTTCGCCACCCGCAGCGCCGAATGGCAGTACGTCAAACCATACCGGGCCCGTCGTCACGCGGCTGTCGGCCTTTATGCCGGATAGTTTCAGTTCCCAGCGTCCCGCAGTGAGGTTTATTCCCTGTTCTGCAGTGATTTCGCCACTTGCGAGCTCCGCGGTTATGGTCTTATCTCCGCATACAAAATAGGCCGTGATAACGCGGCCGTTCCAGTCGGCGTCAAACGTAAATTTTGCAGTCAGATAGTTTATGCTGTCCGCCACCACAAGTGGTGTGCGCAGCATAAGCCTCTGCCCGCGTATAATGCCTGTAAGCATAGTCGCCCTCCTACAGTTTGTATTCTATGACATAAGTGCCGGATATTTTATTCACTTTTACCCGGTCGCCCGCTTTCAACGAGAGCGCGGCGTTATATTTATAGCGTTTCTGCGTAGCGGTAGTTTCACCGTCAAATTTTAATGTGGCTTTGCCGCCGGACACTGCCACCACAGAGGCAAATTTCGCCGCTGATGGCCTGCGCTTTTGTAAAAACAGTGCTTCCTGCTCCTGATATATCACACGAACACCACCTTTTTTGCCTGATGCTCCATGAGGGCGCCAGGGCGTATCTCTATTTTCCAGTCGGTTTCCTCGTACACGCCTACCAGCTCCCCGTTATACAGCGCGATAACATCTCCTACGCCATGGGCCGGGTTTACGGCCGTGTAAAATTTGATTTTTTGCGTTGCAAACATGGATTTCACAGCAAGATTATCCGCGTATTTTTGCAGCGCCGTCTGGCTTGCTATATTATCCAGTTCAACCGGCGTCGCCAATATGCGCCGCCCCCTGCGTACCGTGGACAAAGCGGAGATCATGCTGTCATTTATGCCCGTTGCGGTCATGGGGTTGTCATAGTCAGGGTTAGATACGTTGACGATGAAAACGTTGGGGGCCTCATATATGTCCATTTCCTCTGTGTATTCCGGGGCGATAATACTATATTCGTCGTCCCGATACTCCCGGTCTATGTTGGAGCTGGACGGAGCCTCGTACCTTTCAAGGCGGGCTACCCCATCAAAATCAAACCAAACATCCGAAAAGTTTATTTCGGACAGCAGTGCATTGATGATGGTGAGATATTCCGTTCCTATTTCCCAATCCTCACGGTCTGTGGCAAGAGTGTCCTCGCAATCGTCCATCCGTATGCGCGGTATTCCGGCGTCCCGGATAAGGCTCTGTATCGCAGTCATGTATGGCGTCCCCGCCGCAATATAATACCGGGTCTCGGTTTTGGTCTGTTTGAGCCTCAGTGCCCGATCGTATGCCTCTATGGTGTCCTCGTCCTTGCCGTATTTAGTGTGTTTGGTGGTCAGCGTGCCCACCATGTATATGCCGAGAGGATACTCTATGCCGTCCTTGATGTAATACGGCCTTATTTCATCGTTTAGATAATCCACATTGTCGTTATGCTCGAACACGCCGTACATGGAGGTCTTTATTTCGCCGTCGGCAGCCATGGTGACGGTGGGATAGTCATCTCCCACCGCCGTCAGATTGTGCTCTGTAACAGCCCCGTTGCGTATCACCTCAAAGCGGCTGGTTACTACGCTCATCGTATCAATCATGCTCAATCCTCTCATTGTTGTCCGTCTGCTGTACGCTGCACGAAAACGCCCTGAAAAACTGGTCTGCGCTCAATTCGAAGCCCATCAGCGGGCCGGTGCACAGGCAGCCGTGCTGATCTCTGTATATCACGGTCTTGCCCAGCAGCCCCTCAAAAGCCGCTGCCTGCGCCGCATCGTTAAAGGCAGCGTTAAAACTGTATATTTTGGTTATTTGCTGCGAGGTCTCAGCCACGGGATACCGCCGCCCGGCGTAAAACTGATACGCTACATCCTGATACGCCGACACGCCCAGCGGGCTATTCTGCGCGGTGGAATATTCCAGCCGCAACCATTGCATTTCGCCCAGCGCCGCTATCTCCGGCGCGTCTACCGAAAGTGTGACCGTGACCTCATTGGACATGGAGTAACTGTCTCCAGCAACGCCGCGCACTTTATATTTGTGCGTCCCTATGGCCATTTGGTCGGAGTATGTGTGTGCCGTGGTTTTTGCTATTGGTATGTCATCGCGGTAGATATAGTAAGTTTTGTGATCCGTTTCTGTCCACGCAAGGGCCGCTTTTTCGCCGCCCGCGGCAAAAAGTGTTATTGGCGCGCCGGGGGTGTTGGCAACGGTAAATTCAGCCGTTCCCCAATCGCTCCAAAGGCCGTATTCGTTCTGTATCCGCACCGCAGCTATGTGCGCGCCATCATTCAGATATTCTTTAACCTTATACTGCCCGTCAGTGCTGTAAGCGGTGTGCAATACTGCATTGTCGATCTTTATTTGATAGGCAAGCTGCCCCTCGCCTGTCCACGTTATCACCGGCCTCGGGCTTGCCGTTGCGGATACCGTCGGTGTGGATGGTTTGCCCTGAGCCGTAAACGATACTTCCGTGCTCCATGCGGATACGGCATCATAAATATTAGTGCAGCGCACACGCCAGTATACGGTTCCCGCAACTAAGGTATTCGGCGGTATGTCGGCGTATGTGTTTGCCGTTTCTCCTGTTTGCAGCTCCGTCCATTCTGTATGTGACGCGTCTTTGTATTGCAGTTCGTATTTTTTCTGTGGGATGCTGTTTTCGCTTTTGTACGTCCACTCGAACCTTACGGTCTCCCAGCTTCCGGCGTATGTGTTCTTTGGTTTTGTCGCCGTTGCGGTTATTTTATCGTTCGGGAGCAGATCCTTTATGTAGTAGCTGCCATCGGAGTTTTGGGCATCCTCCAGTTGTGTTGATTGGGGGATTACAAAAGCGGGGACAACCCCGTAGAAGTTGGACGGGTAGTTGGTGAAGGCGGTGCCATCGGTGAGGACGTAGCGCGAGTAGGGGGTACTGCTGCGCGACGAGAGCCACCATTTGGCTGCCGAGCCGTCAAGGGTTTTAACCCTGCTGGTGTTGCTCGTGTATAATTGGAGCGCTTTGCCCTCCGCAACTCCGTTGTTATCCCCAAAGCCCACCATAGTATAGGTCAGGGCAAACATTTTGCGGGTTATGCTGCCGCTGCCTTCGAGCGCGAAGGTGACGTTTAACATTTTCTCGCGCAGCGCTTGCGGGAAACTGTTGAATATCGTATTTTTTATAAGGTTATCCAGTGTTCCGTTCGGGTATAGGGTCGAGTTTCCAAACTCCGATTCTTCGTATGCATTTTTGTATACCAGCACCGCTCCGCCGGATACGAGGTTATTTTTATCAGCCACTTCGCATAGCCTGTTTTCTTCGGTGCCTACCGGGATGAGTATTGTTGCCCCGAGCGGCAAATCTGCTAATGTCGCCATATATTATCCTCCGTATCCCATCCGCACGCTGCGGCGGTAGTTGTTCGCCATGTCGATGAGCTTCTGTATGTCGCTTATCTGCGACATATTGACGCTGATGTTGAATGTGTCGCCGCCCACGCTGCGGCTCTCCTGGTTGGTGAGCACCTGGCTTCCCTTTGGGAGGTTGACCAGCTCCGGGCCGTTCTCCCCCACCCAAGTCAGGCCGCCGCGCCAGTTGTCGGTGCCGGCGGCGTTATATGCCACGCTGCCTACCCAGCGCCCGAAACTGCTGTTAGTGCCATTCAAAACATTGGCAATATTTTGTATATGACTGGTGTCAAAGTCCTTTTGGCCGAACGAAAATAAATATTCCAGCGCATCTACCAGTACGCCCACCGCATTGGCGGCTATATTTATCGCATCTGCAATCATGGACAGTACGCCGTTTATCGCATCAAAAGCTGGTTTTAGCTGGCTAAGTATATCAAGTAACGGTTCCAGCACTTGCAGGAGATTTGCTACCACTTCTAAAAGCTTGCCGAACATTTCCACAAGGCCGGTATCCGCTGCAAATTCGGCAAATTTAGTGGCAAGGTCGCCCACTACCTGTAGCACCTGTTCAAGAGACGGGGCAAACTCGGCGGCAACGTTGCTTTTTGCCGTGTTTATCCTGTTTTCAAACTCTCCCAGCGCGTCGCTGAGCGAGGAAAGCCTCTGTATATTCTCATCGCTCACTATTGGAGCAGCCGAGGCCGCCTGTCCCAGTGCCATGCCGTATTTCTCCAGCATGGGGATAACAGCCTCTTCACCGGTAGTGCCCAACAGTTTAGATGCTATTGCATTTCGCTCGGTAACATCAGACATTTGTGCCAATGCGTTGTATACTTCTGCAAATAGCTGTGCCTGTGATTTCATCGTACCGTCGGTGTTTGTCACCGATACGCCGAGGCGGTCGAACATTTCCGCCGCTTCGCCGGAGCCGCTGGCGGCGTCCTGTGCTTTCTCTGCAAGGGCGGAAAGGTCTCCCTTAGCCTGATCCATCGAGTAACCCACGGACTGCATTACATAATCGAGCTGCTGATATGATTCGGTGGACATGCCAAGCTGAGATGAACCGCTCTCGATTTCTTTGGCCCATTCTGCCTGCTGCACCGTCAAGTCGATAAGCGCTTTTTCTACCACCACTATCGCGGCGGCTACCGCCGCAAACGTGCCTATCAGCGCCATGGATTGACCGTCTATCTTCACCATCCCGTCGAGGGTTCCCTTGATGTTGTCCGGCAGGCTTATTCCAAATTTGCTGCCCAGTTCGTCGAGCGCATCGCCCAGCCCCTTGCTGTTGTCCCCCGCATTATCAGCCCCATCGCCGTACTCTTTCAAGGCTTCCGTGTTGTTTTTCAGCTCTTTTTCGGCTTTTATGAGCGCCGTTTCGGTGTCGTTCACGGCCTTTTTCATGCGCATCGTGCGTTCGTCGGCCTCGCCATAGGCCGCGCCCACCTTCTTTAGCCACTCTTCCTGCAATTCCAGTTTGTCTTTCAGGTTCAACACGCTTTCGTCGAGGTTTTTGTTTTTTGCGTTCAACGCCTCGGCGGAATCGGCATTATCCTCAAACTGCGCCGCCAGCTTTTTTGATTCCGATTGCAGCACTTTCATGCCATTATCTATGCTTTTCAGTGCTTCTTTATATTCCTTTTCCCCTTCGGCTATAAATTTCGTTCTTATGTTCGGCATTTACGCACCTCCCAAAAATGCGGATAGGCTTTTAGTTTCCTCCTGCGTTATGCCCTGCATTTTTGCATATTCTTTGATTATTCTTGCTATCCTGTACGGCGTGGCCGTTTTCCAGAATTCCCTTTCACTCAGTCCGAATCGTATCACCCATACCGTAAGATACCACGCGAAATTTATGGGTTCGTCTTCCGCGTGGTTTTCGCGTTTTTTGGTTCCGCTTCCTCATCGCCGCGAAGCGCCGCTGCAGTCAGTTCCATCACGAGCGACGTTACGCCCGAAAGCTGTGAGGGCGGTATGAGCCGCCCCACTTGCTTCACGGTATAAGACTTGTCGGAGCCCTCGCTGTCAAGATAGTCGTTTATCATGGCAGTCAAAAAGCACACGATTGTCTTTGTCGTAGCGCTCCTGAGCGCTTTTGATATATTGCCGTCAAACATTTCCTGCACGTCCGCCAGCACATTCATGTTGCAGCAGAGGGTCATTTCCTGTCCGTCAAAGGTGTATTTTGCGGTTTTCAGTCTTATATCCATGCCGTTCTCCTTTTATGACGCGCCGAAGCACTTGTTTATCCACGCTACCGCATCGCTTTCGCTTGCCAGTGTTGCAATCTCCATGATACTCTTGTCCTCGCTGTCATCTGCTAAAAACTCGCCCGTGGTCGTGGGAGTCTGGAAGGTGATGCTGTCGCCTTTTGTGGCGTATACATAGCCGGGTGCGCCAAAAAGCACCTTGTACACAAAGACGGCGGTGTATTTGTCCGTGCCGTCAATAGCGTCCGGGGCGTAAAAGCCCATGCCGACATACTTCGCAATGTCCTTCGCAGTGGCTTTAAGGCTCTTTTGTGAGGTGTTTGTTCCTACGTTGCGCGTATTTTCGCTCATGCCAAAAAGCAGTTTCTGTGCCGCGTCGGTGATGTATTTCACTCCAACGCTGGCAGTGCCGCCGGTTATGAGTTTCTTGTACTCGGCAAGGCGGCTCTCGGCGTACAGTCTGCCCTCGGCAGCGGTCAGGTTCAGCTCCACGCTCATGGCATCGCCCATACTTATGGGCGTTTCATAAGTGATAGTGCCCTCGGTGTTTATATATTTGCCGATTTTTATTCCTCTGAGATCAAAAGTAGGCATTTAATCCAGTCCTTTCTGCTTAAAAAATAGGTTTACCTTTTGGTTCAAAATTTCCTCAAATTTCTTTACTGCGCGTTCCTCGGCTATTGTCCAGAAACGGGAACCGGGGTCGTTAGAGCGCCCATAGTTGCGGCTGAATGCCACTTGCCCATTGGACGCGCCGCTGTCGTTTTTCCCTGTGGGCTTCACCATAACATAGCGGGAGCCGTCCTTATCCTTGCCTTTTGATTTTTTGATAGAGCGTAGCAGAGAGCCGGTACGATATTCGCCATACTGATATATGGCCCGTTCGATTTCCTGTTTTGCATAGTCTGCGCCATCGTTCATCAGTTCGTCGTTTAGTTCGTTTATGCCGTCCCTTACGCCTTTTAGGGCCGCCTCCACCTCATCAAATCCGGAAAACTCAACGTTAGCCATATATCCCTCCTACGCCCACCGCGGTCATGGCAATGTGGTACAGTCCCGTGTCCGCTTCGTATATTTCCGCTTCCACGGCGCAGTTCCAGCCCGCCGCCGCAAATCTGGTCTTTATGTCCTCTATGGCAATTTCGAATGGCGGTGTGTCAGTGTAGTAGTCCACGGCATACATGACGCCGGTTTCTTTCTCCGTTCCCTCGGCGTATAGCGTCCCGATCTGGCCCATGCATTGATATGTGATGTAGGTGCGTTGGTCGCCCATATAAGGCGGGTGGCACACGGTGTATCCATCCTTGAGTATCTCCGCTATGGTCATGCCGTCACCACCCTCTGAGCCTTAATCTCCAAAAATTCCCGGCGGTCGCCTATGTTGTCTATGCTGATGATCTCGTAAGGCTCCGGATCCCGTTCATGCCATATGCGGCACTCGACGGTCACAAGGGGCGAGTAGCGCATGGTTATGGTCGCGGGCTGCCGCAAGTGCAGTTCTTCCGCCTGATATACCTCCGTACCGTGGGCATTCACCCACTTGCACCACACGGGGCCGGGGAAAACATTTTTAAAGTTTTCCGCGCTGAATCCGGCTTTGATGCTGTATTCCGGCGCTTTTATGGTGATTTTCGTTCGCATTTCGCCTGCTCCGGCTTTAATTGCCATCAAAACCACCAGCCTTTATATTGATTCAGCATCGCGCGAACCGCTATGTCTATCTCGGTCGTAGAACCCTGTATCACAGCCTCCCGGTTGGTGTACCAATGGCCTATGAGCAGGAGCATGGCCTGTCGCACAAGGTAGGGTGTCTCCTCGTATCCTGCGGTGTAGGTTATGACTGCGCCGGGCTTGTTTACCGTCACGGTGCCGCGGCGCACGTCTGCGGTATACTCCACCGCCTCGCCGTCCACTGTAACGCTGTCCACGCTTATCACGGGGCCACGCGGGAGTGTCATAGTGCCGCTCACCTCCGGGTAAGCGGTTATGGACTGCTCCGCAAATGACTTCCCGCAATAGTTCTCGCAATATTCGCGGGCCGCGCTTATGAGAGGAGCTATTATATCCTTGTCCTCGCTGGTATCGCCGGGGTTATTCCGCAGATGCAGTTTTACCTCTTCGAGGCTTAGCGGTTCCACTGCTGGGGGTTGTCTTGTTATTACCATTGTCAGCCTCCATGGCTATGGCGTAACAGCCCCTGATGAGCTGCCGCGCCGTTGCCTCGTCTATGTCAATGATGGAGCCGGGCGGGGTTACTCCCTCCGGCCCGGCTGCTAAGGTCAACATTTTGATTTTCATCAGCTCGCCTTCATCTTCAGGCGGCTGAACGCCTCGCCTACTACGGGTGCGCCGTCGCCATAGTACTCGACAACGTAGCCTATCTCGTTGTTGACGGCGTACAGCTCGTTAAGCACCTGTATGTAGAGGCCGTCGCTGTCGCATACCCAATAGCCGGTTTTAAAGTCGCCGTATACTGCCACGTACTTGTCCGTGGCTACGGCGTTAGGCGCGTACTCGGACATATATACGGGAGCGCCCAGCAGCATATCAGGCTGTCCTGCCTGCACGGAGGGCTGCCATATATACTGGCCGTCGCTGTCCTTGAGCTTTGCGATCATCTTGCAGAGGTCGCGGTGCATTACCCAGG